CCGACCAGCAGCGCATCGACCGCATCGCCAACGCCTTCAGCGCCGCCCTCGACGAAATCGACAAGCCCACCGCGATCCGCGTCACCGACCCGTCCATCCCGTCCTGGCAGGACGGCCCCCGCATCGGAACCACACCGCCCGCAGACCAGCCCGGAACCCGCCGGCCTCCCATGAGCCAGCGCGCCGTCGACCTCAACACCACGATCCTCTCCAGCAGCGTCCTGGCCGCCGTCCTCGGAGGATCCGGCACCGCCGTCATGTGGGCCTCCGGGCACGCCAACCCCACTGTCATCGCCTGGATCTGCGGCTGCGCCATCGCCGTGCCCACAGCCATCGCCATCCCCGTCCTCGCCCTCAAGAGCCTCATGAAGAGCGCCAAGGAAGTCGTTCAGGCCGCGCCGCCCCAGATCAACCAGTACTACAACGGCACCGTCAACCAGGAACACAACGAGATCACCAGCCACACCAAGGGGCTGATTGCCAGCACCCGCAACGACCAGTCCGACCCGCGCGCCTGACCTCCCTCCCGCCCCGTCGAACCCCGGAGACCGCCATGACGACCAGCTCGCCCACCCGCCGCCCCCGTATCCGCAAGACCCAGCCCCGCAGCTCCATACGACGCACCATCCGCAGGTACCGTCGCCGCTTACGCCGCATCTCCTGGGGCTGGGTGGCTGGCATAGCCGTCGGCGGCTACATCGTCGCCAAGACGTACCCCGTGCAGAGCGCAGCAGCGGTCTCCGTCGTGGCCGGGGCCGTCCTGCTCCACGTCGTCCGCCCCGCCCGCATGGCAGGCGCATTCGCCCGCATCGACCGCCTCTACGCCCGACGCCCGGCCCTGCCCCAGCAGCGGACACTGGAAGCCTTCCTGCGGATGAGCGCGGATCACTTCGAGCAGGCCATCGCCGAACTCGCCCTCCAGCACCCCAGCGTGGCCTCCGCGACTGTCGAAGGCGGCGCCAACGACCGCGGCATGGACGTCCGCGTCAAACTCCGCAACGGCACCGACGTCCTCATCCAGTGCAAGCGCTACAACCCCCGCAAGCGCGTGACCTCCGAGGAGGTCATGAAGGTCAACGGCACCTACCGCGAGATACACCACTGCCAGCAGGCCGCCATCGTCACCACCAGCGGCTTCACCAGCAGCGCGCGCGACACGAACGGGATGCTCCAGCAGAGGATCCGCCTGGTCCGAGGCCAGGACCTGATCGCCTGGGCCAACGGCGGCACCCCGCCCTGGAACTGAGCAGGGGATAGCAGCCCAGACAAACGTCCGATCGTGCCCCACCATGGACATGCACGGCCCCGAACGCGAGGAGCAACCCCCGCGCGCCTCACGTTCGGGGCCGTGCCACAGCAGTCCCTCGCGCGTTACACAGCATGAGTCCGCACACTGGACCTCGAGACCGCTCGGGACGGCGACCACCCCCGGCCCAACCCGAGCCCCAGCTGCCCCGTCATCTCCCCCGGTGACGGGGCAGCTTCACGTCCAGGACGGGCCAGGGGGAACCCGAACCGCAACATCGGGGATCATCAGGACAGGCGCGGGGCCTGACAACAACACATGCGGGAGCCCCGACCGCTATGCCACCGTCCAAAGCCAAAGCCGCCGAGACCGCCGAACGCCGCGCCGACCTCATCAAGCTGCGGATCGCCGGCGTGTCCTTCGACGACCCCCGGGTCCTCGCCCTCGGCTACGCCAGCCGCGGCGCCGCTTCGAAGGACATGCTCCGCGCCCTCGAGCAGCGCCGTGACGAGGAAGCCGGCGCCGCGTCCGCATACCGGCAGCAGGAGAACGAGCGCCTCGATGAGCTGATGGCCGCGGTCTGGGAGCGCGCCACCACCCCCAGCCCTCAGTACAACAAGGACGGCATCCACACCCACGACGAGATCGACCTGCGGGCCGTCGATACGCTCCTGCGTCTCATGGACCGCCGCGCCAAGCTCAACGGTCTCGACTCCCCGGTCCGCACCGAGGTGTCCGGTCCTGACGGTGGGGCCGTTCCGCTCGGCAACGGAAGCCTCCTCGAGCTGAACAAGCTGATCGGTATCGCCGGGCAGCCCGGTCCGCCAGCATCCGACGACGAGGACACCGGTGACGACGGGCACGGATGAGGACCTCCTCGAGGACGCGCTGCTCGCCCACTACCGGACCCTGCCCGTCGTAGAGCGACGCCGCATCGCGCGCCGGGCCAGCCCCGACATCCGCCTCCGCCTCGCCTACGTGGAGCGGCAGATGGCCATGGACCGCTCCCCGGGCTCGCTCGCCGCTGTCCTCACCGAGGGCCGGGAGAAGCAGGCACGGCACCTGGACCTGATCGACGGGGTCTTTCAGCGCATCGCGGCGGGGGAAAGGCTGCAGGTCATGCTGACGATGCCGCCGAGGCACGGGAAATCGCAGCGAGCGTCTCGGTGGGGTCCGTTGTGGTATCTGCGGCGCCATCCGACCGCGCGCGTCATGCTCGCCTCGTACGGCGCGGACCTGGCAGACGACCACGGCCGCTGGGTTCGCGACCAGTTGCGCGACCACTCCCAGACCCTCGGGATCCGCCTCGACGACGGCTCCCGTGCCGCGAACCGCTTCGACCTCGAGCAGCCCCGCGGCTCCTCCGTGCGCGGCGGCATGGTCACCGCCGGCGTCGGGGGCAGTTTGACTGGAAAGGGATTTTCGCTCGGAATTATTGATGATCCATTTAAGGGATCTGACGACGCGAACTCCCCGGCGCAGCGGGAGCGTGTGTGGAACTGGTACCAGTCCGTCTTCTACACGCGACGCGCGCCCGGCGCCTCCATAGTCTTGATCAACACGCGTTGGCATGAGGACGACCTGTCCGGCCGGATCCTCGCGACCGAGCCCGAGAACTGGCTCCTCATCGACCTGCCCGCCCTCGCCCTGTCCGACGACGACCCGCTCGGCCGCCAGGTCGGCGAAGCCCTGTGGCCTGAGCAGTACGACGCCGACGAACTCGCCCGCACCCACAAGGCGGTTGGTGAGCGCGTCTGGTGGGCGCTGTACCAGCAGCAGCCCCGGCCCCTCGAAGGCGGCGTGTGGAAATGGGAGTGGATCTCCCAGCAGCGCGTCTCCCCGGTCGCGTTCCGCGCCGTCGACCTCAGCCGCATCGTCGTCTGTCTCGACCCCGCCGGCGGCGACACCGCCAGCCACGACGAATCCGGCATCGTCGCCGCCGGGCGCTCCACCGACGGGCACTACTACGTTCTCGCCGACCGCACCGGGAAGCACTCCGCCGAGGCCCGCGGCCGCGAAACGTGCCTGCTTGCCCTCGAGCTGGGGGCGGACGCCATCGTCGTGGAGACCAACTACGGCGGAGACATGGCCCGCCAGAACGTCATCCAGGCCTGGGCCGAACTTGAACGACAGGGCCAGACCAAGGGCATGCCGATGCCGCGCATCGTGGACGTCAACGCGAAGAAGGGCAAGCGGCTGCGCGCCGAACCGATCGCCCAGTTGTATGAAACCGGGCAAGTCCACCATTGTGCTGAGTTCCAGCAGTTGGAGACGCAGATGGTCACCTGGATTCCCGGCATGGACTCGCCCGACCGAATGGACGCCGCCGTCCACGCGCTCACCGAGCTCGCCGATCCCGCCTCGGCCGCTGTAGGCACTGGGAGTTACACGGACCAGCGACTGGCGGGGCGCCGCTGAGCTACCGTTGGAGTCAACGTCGACCGTCGTGGACGGTCGGAAGACGCCGAGCCAGGTGACCCGGGGCAGACCGGGAGCCTGGCTCGACGCATGTCGGCGCACCAGCCGGGGGAACCAGTCCTGCCCGTGCCCGTACGCTGATCAATAGGCGCGGGGCCTGTGTACGGAGGGATCTCTCTGTGGGCCTCATCGCCGGGATTCGGCAAGTCCGCATCGACGTCTGGTCGTGGCTGAATTACAAGCCGGTGTTCAGCGACCCTCGCGGCATGCCGAACCGGCGCGCGTTTCCTGAGGCGCAGGCGATGTGGGTGCCCGCCGACGACGAACGCCGCCTCGCCGCTTACAAGACGCTCACCGCCTACGACCAGAACCAGGCCGCGGAGCTCGCGGCCATCGTGGACGGCGATGCGGCCCGCGAGCGGCGCGAGTTCGGCGACCCCAGCATGTTCGTCGACACGATCCTGGCGCACGTTCTGGGCCGCGAGCAGCACATCACCGTTGCTGGCGCCGAGGACGACGCTGGCGACGGGGAGCCGGATGCGTCGACGGCGGCCGCACGGCGCGTGGAGGACCTGCTGCGGGAGTGGGCCAATACGGAGCTGCTGGCGATGCGGATGCAGCAGACCGAACGCAAGGCCGTCGCGCTCGGGGACGGCGTGTACCGGCTCGCCTGGAACCCGGGCAAGCGCCGCGTCACCCTGCGCGCGGTCGAGCCCGGCTTCTACTTTCCTGTCATCGGGGAGGACGACGACGGTGGCGAGTATCCGCAGCGCGTTCATTTCGCGTGGGAGCTGCCCGAGGACCCCAAGCGTGGCCTCAAGGCCCGTCTGCGGCGCATCACTTACGAGCTCGCCCCGATCGGTCCGGCCACGTCCACCGGTGTCGACGGCAAGGGCCGTGCCGTACGCGCCCCTCTCACCGCCGAGGGGCCCGACGGGGAGGCCAGCCTTGTCATCGGGCAGGGCGACATCGGCGACCCGGAGACGGGCACTGTGTCGCGGCAGTACGCGTGGAACGACGAACCGTCCACGCTCACCTGCTACCTCACCGACGCCACGTGGGAACTCGGGGACCTGAAGGGGCAGGTCGACGTCGACTCGCTGCCGATGGCGGCCGCCCAGTACGCCACCCGGTCCGACGGGGAGGTCCTGGACCGCCTCGACCTGATGGTCGACTTCATCCCGGTCATTCACGTCCCCAATACGGTTCCGCCGGCTGAGGAGCACTGGGGCCAGTCGTCGCTCGCGAAGGTGCTGCAGGTCTTCGACGAGCTGCAGGGCGCCGACACCGACTCCGCCCGCGCCTCCGCCACCACGGGCCTCCCCATGATCGGCATATCGGGGGCGGTCGATGACCGCCAGACGTACTCCGTCGCACCCGGCGCCATCTTCACGCTCGGGGAGAACGGCCGCATCACCACCGTCGACACTAGCCCCGCCCTGCGCGAACTACGGGAGCAGCGCCACGACCTGGGGGAGCGGGCCGCGAACGTAGCCCGGCTGCCCGCCGTGTCCCTCGGCACCCTCGACCCGTCCAAGGTCCCCTCCGGGTACGCGATGCAGCTCTCCCTGGGGCCGCTCGACTCCCTCATGGGCAGCATGCGCCTCGCCCGCGCCCACAAGTACGCGCTGCTCCTCAAGTTCGTGCAGCGCCTTCACCTGGCCGGACAGCACCCCGACTGGGCAGGCGTCACACCGCTTCCCGCAGAGCTCGTCTTCGGCCCGCACACGCCCACCGACAAGGCGTCCGTCCTCGAGCAGGTCACCACCGGCGTCGCAGGCGGCGTGCTGTCCCTGGAGACCGGCGTACGGATGCTCATCGACGCCGGGTTCCCCATCGAGGACGCCGCCGACGAGATCGACCGCATCCAGTCCCGCCAGTTCGCCGCAGCCCGCGACCTCGCCGACGCACTCGGCAACGTCGACGAGGTCGCGAAGTTCCTGGGCCGCGAAGCCCCCGATCAGCCCGAGGCGCCGGTCGTGCAGCTCCCGCCCGTCCCGGCCGACCCGACCGCCGTCGATCCGGGGCAGACGGCCCTCGAGCAGGGCCAGCAGGGGAGCGGGGGGAACACACCGTGATTCCTGTGGTGTCCTTGATCTCAGGCGCGGGGCCTGGAACGAGTCTGGGAGGACTTGCACCTATGCGTCGCCCCGCGCAGCACCACTCCACCGCCTGGTCGCACCCGTACACGGGCCTGGCTGGCCTCGCCGTCTTCTACAACGACGGCGGAGACCCGGCCACGCCCCCGGCGCAGGCTGACCCGCCGAAGCCCGGCCCGCCCCCCGGCCCGGCCAAGGAGTTCTCCCAGGAAGACCTGGACCGGATCGCCGCCCGCGAGAAGGCGCAGGGCAAGCGCAGCGCGCTCAAGGAGTTCGCCGAGGAACTCGGCTTCACCTCCGCCGAGGACACGGCCGCGTTCATTGCCGCTGCCCGCGAGGCCAAGCAGGCAGCCCTGTCCGACGAGGAGCGGCGCCGCCAGGAACTCGCCGACCTCGAGGCGAAGGCAGTGGCCCGTGAGCAGTCCGCCATCGCCCGCGAGCGCGACGCGATACGTAAGGCCGCCCTCCTGGGCCTCGGAGCGACCGGCGTCGACCTCGAGGACGCGCTCGCCCTCCTCGAGCGCGACCTGCGCGAGAGCCCCGACGCCGACGAGGCGACCGTCACCGCCGCTGCGGAAGCCCTCAAGGAGCGCCGCGCCGCCCTGTTCGGTGCTGCTACGCCGGTGACGCCGCCACCGGGAACCCTTCCCCCGGCCCCCGGTGGCGACCCCGCAGGCGGCTCGGCACGCGGCCGGGCCAGCAAGGACGACGTCAACGAGCGCATGCGCAGGCGCGCCGAGCAGATGGGCGTGCGCCGCAAAGACGCCGCCTGACCGGCGGCCCACAAGCTGAGGGACCACGCCCTCTCGCACCACCCCGTGG